AAAGAGAAGAAGGAGAATATTTTAGGTCATATATGGGCAAATTCTGTTTAGGTATATTAGATAATTTTGCAAAAAATAATACTATGACGATAATAGATGTGCTTAGAATAAGTATCAATCTAACATATAACAATGGTTATGAAAAATGTAATGTACACCAAGACCATGAATATAATCATTCACAACTGCTTGTATATATAAATGAGTGTGATAAAAAATCATATACAGTAATTAAGAATGGTAAGAAGGAAATAAAAGTAAGACCAGAGAAGTACAAAGGTGTTTGTTTTGACAATCAACCTCACTATCTATATTTTCCTAAAAAAGGCCTTAGAGCTGTTATGGTATTTACATTTAAAATATGATTAAAGTAAAAAAATTAAATACGGTCTATTTACAGATAGAGGCAGAAGCAGATGTTAGACGTGAATTAACAGATTATTTTTCTTTTGAGGTACCTGGTTATAAGTTTACACCACAATTTAGAAACAGAGTTTGGGATGGTAAGATACGATTATATTCATATGCCACAGGTCAATTATATGTTGGATTGTATCCCTATCTAAAAGACTGGTGTAATAAGAAAAACATAGAAATAGAAGAAAACAACGAGATTCATACAATTCAATCGCACACAGCCGCCGATATAGACGAATTAGTCAAGTCTTATGAACTCTCTATCACACCGAGAGATTATCAAATTGACGCATTTAAATATGCCTTAGATTACGAGAGAGGATTAATATTATCGCCTACTGCGTCTGGTAAATCACTTATCGCATATCTATTAGTAAGACACTATCTAAACGTGATAGATAACAACATACTCATAATAGTACCAACAACATCATTAGTAGAACAACTATACAAAGACTTTAAAGACTATGGATTTGATGTAGAGAATAATGTAAGTAGAAACTACCATGGTTACGAAATAGAAGAAGGCAAACGAATAGTTATCTCTACTTGGCAATCTCTATATAAACTCCCAAAAACTTTTTTCGCTGACTTCGGCGCTGTTATAGGTGATGAAGCCCATTTATTTAAAGCTGTATCTTTGACGAAAATAATGACGAAACTGACCGATTGTAAATATCGTATTGGTATGACTGGTACCTTAGATGGTACTAAGACCCATAAGTTAGTATTAGAAGGTCTATTTGGTAGAGTAAACAAAGTTGTATCTACTAGAGAACTAATAGATAAAAAACAACTTGCAGATTTAAAAATAATATGCCTAGTATTAAAACATACAGAGGCAGAAGCAAAAGCGATTTACAAAGAAAAGTATCATAAAGAGTTAGAATATCTAGCTCAGAGTGAGAAAAGAAATAAGTATATAAGAAATCTAGCAACAGCCTTGAATGGTAATACTTTAATACTATTTCAACTTGTAGAAAAACATGGTAAGGAGTTATATGAACTTATACGAAACAAAGCAGAAGACCGAGAAGTCTTCTTTGTCTATGGAGGAGTTGACACCCAACAAAGAGAACAAGTTAGAGCAATCACAGAAAAAAGCGATGACGCTATTATCGTGGCTTCCTATGGGACTTTCTCTACGGGGATTAACATACGGAACTTGCATAACATTATTTTTGCTAGTCCTTCTAAATCTAGGATAAGAAATCTACAATCAATAGGTAGAGGTTTAAGGATAGGTGATAGTAAAGATACAGCGACATTATATGACATATCAGATGACCTGACATATAAAGAAAAGAAGAACTTTACGCTGACCCACTTTCAGGAAAGAATAAATATTTACAACGAGGAGGGTTTCACATATGAGATCCATAGTGTGGAACTAAAGTAATATGGTTAAAATAATTCGACTAATATCTGGCGAAGAAATCTGTTGTGTAATTCCTAAAGAACAAATTAAAGATAATAAAACACTTATAAGATTATCTGAGCCAATGTTAATTAAATACGTGCCTAAAATAACCGAGATGGGGATATCAGATTATATCGCATTGGTTAAATGGGTTGGGTTTACTAATGATAAAATTATAACAATACCAAAAGATAAGATTATGACTATCGCAAATGCCACAGAGCCTTTTACTAGAAGATATCATCATTTAGTAGATACAATAAACAAACAAAATCAAAAACTTCCTGCCTTTATAGAAAGAGATATGTCAGATGAAGACTATGATAATTATGATAATAAAACTCAAAAAGAGAACCTTGATGATTTAAAAGAATACTTTGATATGCCTAGCAAAAAGATACACTAGCTAAGGTCCCTGGTGACCAACCCACATAGGGTATTATATCAGAAAAACCTAACCTGTCAAGCGACCGTGAAATGAATTTACATATACCATTAAAGAACGTACCTATAATATCAATAAAAGACTTTCATAAGTTTACAAAATATCAAAAAGATAAGATAATAAAAAATTTATTAGGTATAAAAGACCTCTGGGATAACCAACCTAATTCAAATAAATCAACTACTAATTTTGAGATATTATATAATAAAGATGACAAAAAGTATAATAATCTTATTAATGACCTATATGATAAATTTTATAGAGTAGCACAACAGTTATTTAATTTTACAGTATCAAAGAAAAGTAAAAGAATATGTTGGGCATGTATTACTAATAAAGAATACTATAACTTTGTGCCACATAATCATATAAAATCATCTACTATTAATGCTGTATATTACTTAAATATACCTAGAATAAACAAGAAATTATCAGGTCCTGTAAAGTTTAAAGTAGATAATAAATGGATATACTATCAACCAGATAATAACGAGTTAATATTATTCCCAAATTATCTCATACATGACGCAACTAAACACAACTCAAAAGAATGGAGAGTAAGTATAAACATGGAAATACTATGTAGAGAAGATAAGGATTATATTGTGCATGTCCTTGACAAAAACAACAAAATGTAGTATTATATAATTATGACTAGAACAAAGAAAAAATCAGTACATTATGTAAGCAATAAAGAGTTTTTACAGGCAATGATTGAATACAAGGATCGTTGTGAAAAGGCAGATAAAAGAAAAAGAAAAAGACCTCCTGTGACTAACTACATTGGTGAATGTTTTTTAAAGATAGCAAATCATTTATCATACAGACCTAACTTTATAAATTACACATTTAGAGATGACATGATAAGTGATGGTATAGAAAACTGCTTACAATATTTAAATAATTTTAACCCACAAAAATCAAATAACCCATTTGCTTATTTTACGCAGATAATATATTATGCGTTTATTAGAAGAATACAGAAAGAGAAAAAACAAGCAAATATAAAATATAAGATGATTGAACAGGCAGGTATTGATGAGTTTGATACACTACCTGGAGATACTAATACAGAATATAAGAATCAATTTTTAGAATTTTTAAGAAAGAATAGACCAACAACCGAAGAACCAAAAAAGAGTGAAATAAAAGTTAAGAAAAGAAAAAGAAGAAATTACACAAGCGTTTTAGATACATAATGAAAATTGCAATATTAAATGATACACACTTCGGTGTTCGTAATGATAGCGAAGCATTTAGAAAATATCAATTAAGATTTTATAACGAAATCTTTTTTCCTTACCTAGAAAAAAACAATATTAAAACACTAATACATTTAGGCGATGTTGTTGATAGAAGAAAATTTATTAACTTTCAAACTGCCTCTATTTACAGACAACAATTCTGGGACAGATTATATAAAGAAAAGATTGATACACATATAATCATAGGTAACCATGATACCTATTTTAAAAATACAAATGAGGTAAATGCTATAGAAAATTTATATACAAGTTTTGATGGTGTTAATGAACCATTTATATACACTAAACCTAAAGTCGTAGATTTTGATGGCACTTCTATATTATTAATGCCTTGGATATGTGATGATACTAAAGAAGAATCTATACAGATGTTGAATACAGCAAAGGCAGATTTATGTTTTGGTCATTTAGAGATTAAAGGTATAGAAATGCAGAATGGTGTAATCAATGAGTTTGGTAATGATAAGGCAGACTTCAAAAGATTTGATAGAGTAATTTCAGGTCACTTTCACAAACATACAGATGATGGTCAGATATTTTATTGTGGTGCTCAATATGAGATGACATGGTCAGATTACCAAGACCCTAAAGGTTTTCATATCTTTGATACAGAAACAAGAGAGATTGAAAGAATATGGAATCCTCTAACTATTCATAAAAAAATAATATATGATGACAAGAAAAAAGATTACATAAACTATGATATACAACCTTATCATAATCACTTTATAAAATTAATAGTCTTAAATAAGACAGATGATAACCAATTTGACAAATTTGTTGAAAGGTTGTATAATGAGATAACGGTACATGATTTAAATATTATAGAAGATTACTCTGATATAAAAGCAAGTGTAAGAGATGACATAGTTGAAATGGGTGAGGATACTGTCACATTCCTAAATAACTATGTAGATCAACTTGAAACAGATGTAAATAAAACTAAACTAAAAGAGTATTTAAAATCATTTTACATAGAAGCAAACGACAATGCCTAAACCTAAACCAAGTAAAAAAATTATCAGACAAGAAAATCTATGGCCTACGCCATATTGGTATACACAACTATGGGATTTTATGAGAAGTGAAACTAGAGTTACCTTCAATGATGATTTTACAGGTTATATTCTAAATGAAGAACAAAATAATAAGTCTGTTAGAAAATCAAACAGAGGTGGTTGGCAAAGTCATTCAACAAACGCTACAGATGAAAATTATAAACCACTAGTAGATGAGATTATGGAGTTTGTAAAACATTTAAATTTAGATGTTAAAGATATGCAAATAGCACAACTATGGGCAAATGTAAATAGAAAAAATGATTATAATATAATACATCAACATGGACAATACAGTCTATCAGGAACTTATTATGTTAAGGTACCTGAAGATTCTGGTCGTATCGTGTTTAGAGATCCAAGACCTGGTGCAATGGGCAATAATTTTTTAGTGAGTAATTTTGATAAAGGTGAGTTTAAAAAATTAAGTATAATGGAAGGACTACTTGCGATATGGCCTTCGTACCTAGATCATCTTGTAGAACCAAGTAATACAGACGAGGAGAGAATATCAATTAGTTTTGATATAATTTGTAGATGATATATTTTAAGAAGTTAAGATGGAAGAATTTTTTATCTACTGGTAATCAGTTTATAGAAGTTGACCTGGCAAAGTCACCATCAACATTAATCATAGGTTCTAACGGCTCAGGTAAATCTACTTTACTTGACGCATTATGTTTTTCTCTATTTAACAGACCATTTAGAACTATTAAGAAAGAGCAATTAGTAAACACAATCAATAATGCTGATTGTGAGATACAGGTTGATTTTGAAACAAATGGTAAACAGTATAGAATTATTAGAGGTATCAAACCTAATTTATTTGAGATTTATTGTAATGATGTATTGATAAACCAAGACGCCTCAAATGTAGATTATCAAAACATGTTAGAACAGAATATTTTAAAATGCAATTATCGTGCTTTCTGTCAAGTAGTAATATTAGGGTCATCATCATACGAGCCATTTATGCACCTACGAGCAAGATACAGACGAGAGGTTGTAGAGGAAATATTAGACATAAGAGTTTTTAGTCATATGGATTTATTGTTAAGACACAAACAAGCTGAACTATCTAAAAATATTGTAGATGTTAGGCATAGATATGATTTGATGTCAGAGAAATATCAATTACAGAAAGACCATTTTGAACACATACAAAATAGAGATAACACAGACATAGAAGATCGAAGATCACAACTAAAAGAAAATGATAAAAGTAATTATGAGTACAATCAAAAATTACAATTGTTAAATGAGAAGATTATATCAACAAAGGCAGAGATATGGGGTGGTGATAAGTTTACAAGAAAGTCTGCTGACCTTTCTAAACTAGAGGCAAAGATAGAAACTAATTTATCTAATCATAAAAAGACTTTAGAATTTTTTAAGAATAATGATACTTGTAATACATGTACACAACCCATAGATAAAGCATTTAAACAAAGTAAAATATCAAGTGAAGAAAGTAAAATATCAGAGTTAGAAGCAGGCCTGACAAACCTATCAACAGAGATAATCAAAACACAGGATAAGATAACTGAATATAAAGCAGTAGAAAAAAGATTAAATGATTTAGATATATCTGTTGCAAAGGTTAACACCTCTATTTCAGAAATCAATAGACACTCAAATAGACTTGATATTGAGATACAGAAACTACAATCAGAAAAAGAAAACACAGGTAAGGTTGCACATGAATTAGACCAATTGAACGAGGACCTAAAACAAATAAATGTTGACAAAGAAAAAGTTATAGAAGAAAAAAAATACATTGATATTGCTAGAGAGATATTAAATGATACAGGTGTCAAGGCAAAGATAATTAAAAAGTATCTGCCTATAATGAATAACTTAATTAATAAATATCTACAATCTATGGACTTCTTTGTTAACTTTCATTTAGATGAGGAGTTTAACGAAACAATTAAGAGTAGATTTAGAGATACGTTTGTTTATAATAGTTTTAGTGAAGGTGAAAAATTAAGAATAGACCTTGCATTATTATTTACATGGCGAACAATCGCTAAGATGAAAAATAGTACAAATACAAATTTATTAATACTTGACGAGATATTTGATAGTAGTTTAGATGGTTCAGGTACCGAAGACTTCTTTAAAATATTAAAGTCATTGACAAGTGAAAATACATTTATTATA